CAAAGCGTCGACTCCGCCCTGCACGTATTTCGCCAGCGCGTTGGTTTGCTTCTCGGTCACGTCGGCTTTCTCAGTATCGCTCGGGCTGTTCAAGTCTTTCCAGTCCACGCAAAGGTCGTTTTCTTCCTTGAGCTCCGGCAGGATTCCGATATTGACCAGTCTCTGAATAAACGGGCGCACGATAAACGGGTTCACGTAGTCTTGCCGCCGGCGGTTCAAGCGTCGATTCCAAGTCCGCGTATCCTGCCCGCTAGCCAACTGAGCTTGCTCGCTTCCAATCAGCACGCGCCACGGGACTCCGAGCGTAGCCGAGATAAGCTTGAGGTGGACTTCCACGTGCGGACTGGGGTCAGCGATATTGACCGCGAGCGACTTTACTTGCAGCCCCACGGTAGCGATGTAGCGCTGGAGCCCGTTCATATAGTCTTCCATCTGCTTCTTCGTCGCGGGAATATCGAGCTCAATCTCTTCTCCGTCCTTGCCGGCGTTGGTTTCCAGGCTATAGCCAGGGAAGCCACCTTTCCAAAACATCTCGCCGGAACCGCCGGCTACTTTCCGCAAGTCGAGCAGACGGTTGAAGACTTTCTCCATGCGAGGCGTGCCATAAATCTCCGAGTTGGTCCGGTTGTCCGCGATATGAATAATCCGGCTCCAGTGGACGTCCACCAGCTGCGTCGAAGAAGTCTCGTTAGTAGCCGCTGTATCAGCAAACTGCATTTGATAAGACGTCGGCAAGCCGTAGCGCGGGTTCGTCGCATCTCCTTGCAACGCTCCGATAGTCACCAGAGACTCGTCGAGCGGGCGCACGTAAAGCAACTCCCGCTCCTGATTACTTACTTTGTCTCCAGCTTCGTCTATTCCATCGACCGGTTGATTCAGCGAAAGCCCATCATCTATCCCCAGCAAAATCACTCCGAACCGGCCGATGCCACTTAAGACGTCGGCCCGTTGGAGATAAGACAGGAGTGACATCCGGCCATTCAACTCTTTCCAAGCTGTCTCAAATTCTGTTTCTTCGGGGTCTTCAGTCTCGTAAATCTCGGGGTCGTCGCTCCAAGTCTCTTCCGGAATCACGCTGACGACTCGCGCTGCCAAGTCGCCACGCTTCCAGAATTGCATATAGTCAGAAGTAGTCAGAGAAGCGGGGTAGCCACATTCCTTGTCAAGGTCTTTGCGCGGGTCGAGCAGCTTGGCAAGCCACGCTTGGCGGGAAGTAAAAGTATTGCGAAGTAGTTGGGCGATATTGAACGTCGGTTTCTTAGCCATGGCTGAGAACCCTACTACGTCAATTTGAAGTTACAAGCTTTTTAAGAACTTCCACCTCTTCGGGGTGCTCGTCCCGCCATTGCTGCCAGCTCTCGTCCGTCAGCTTGAACTTTATCCAGCTGGGGTGGTCCGGCTTCGGAGTAAATGGCGGCTGCGAAGTATCGCAACGCTTGCAGAATTGCTGGCCAGATTCAGCAATATACAGATGGTAGAAACAAAAGTAAAGGCCACAACCAAACTCTCCGCCGTAAGGTTCACCGCCGCAGACGTGCGCCAGCCCGCGGTCTATCTCGACGTTGCAACCGGGGTAGTCGCAGTAGGCCGGAACGCCGTAGCCGATATCCCGCTTCCACTTGCTATCGTATCCGATTGACCAGCCCATTTCGTATTCTCTTTTTATACGCCGCCTGCTTGCGCAGATGGTCGAGACACATATCGCTTATCGCAAAGCTTTTATTAGTGCAGAAGATGCACAGCCCCTTCTCCCGTTGCTTCGCTTGCCAGCGCAGCGTATTGGCGAGCCCTTGTCTCACGGCCGCCAGATTTCAGAGTCGTAGTCTCTATACTCTCCATCCGGTGGCTGGTCTCCTTCTTCCTGAGCCAGCCATCGCCCAAGCATCCATCCAGCAATACAAGTTACGAGCGCTCCAAGAATTGCTCCGACGATAAAGCCGGTCATAAAGTTCATAACCGGTCTATTGCTTTTGCCTTTTGCTCTTCTACTTCATCCAGTCTCCGGCGAAGCAGCAGCTCTATCTCTTCCAGCTCTGCAATCCGTTCCCGGAGCTTCGCATTGCCGGCGGCGTCCAGTAGACAAGCGGGGCAATACTCCGGCAGCGTAGCTCCGCAACGTTGGCACTCACGTTTCATTATTCCCTTCTATATTTCTCGGGTCGTGCTTCATCCAGTTGCTCTTCGTCTTCTCTTGATACGTTATCCATTCTTTGAGCGCGGCAATAGCGCTTTCTCGCGTAGAGTTTGAAGCATAATACATCCGGTCGCTTTCTCCAGTAGGGAACGCGAACACGACAAAAGTATAGTTCTCCGGCAGCTTGTTTTGCACCAGCTCGCACATCTCCTGAATCCATTGCTGGTCTTTCGGACGAAACTTGTCTTTGCTCATTCTGGTCTTACCAAGTGCCAAGCTTCCATCAGCGCGTTAGACAAGTCCGTCGCTCCTAACGTGGTGGAGCTCTTTGTTTTTATCCGGACGACAGAAAACGAACTTCCGTGGTCCACCAGCTCATAGCCCCACTTCTTCAAGTGGACTTCGTAGCCTTCGTCAGTGGAAGGCTCTACCAGCTTCCGCACCTTAGTTTTCTTTTTCATTTTTCCACCCTTCTATTATCTTCGGGTCCGGCTTAAGAAACAAAGACTGGAACGCTCGGCCGCTCAGCTTCCACCCCTCGGCAATCGGCTCGTAGACTTCTACAGTCTCTGGAGGAGGGTGCAAATCAGCCCTAACGAAAATCAAATTGCACGGCGTGCGGTAAAGTAGCCCGTATCCCTTGTGCGTTCCCAAGCCGACCAGAGCGCCGAACGAAGCGCCGAAGTAGTCGTCTCCAGCCCAGCGGTGATAAGGGTCATAGAAAATCGTCTTGTTCCCGCCAAGCGTAGGGTTGAATTCAATTACTACGATACACGGAGCCCAAAGCAACGCTCGCCAGAGCCAGTAATCATTCCCATCCACATCGATGGACAATACTCCACACGCCATCGGCACAACTTGATTGACATTGTCTACAGTAATATTCCGAAGCACTACTGCTAATCCTTTAGGCTCCCAGTCATACTGGAAGCCGGTCCAGCCGGCTTCCATAAGTCCCCGAATATTGGACAAGTGGTAGCCGTCGCCAGCGCCGAACTCGACCGCTACGCGCGGAACCACAAAGCCGCTTCGCTCGAGGAGTTTAACAATTTCGGCAATCAGCTTCGTCTCTCCGTATTGCGAATAGTCTTTCATTTTTTTGGGCGAGTTTACCCGAAAGGGGTAGGCTTTCTTCCATTTGTCGATACTCGCTGAGATTTACTCGCTACCTCTCAGTTCATCCGGGAGCTACCCGGCACGCTCTATTATCTACACTCCACCTACTCTAACTTTCTTGCGAGCGAGGCGATTGAACGCCCCGCCACTCGCGTCGACCTGGTCAGTATAGCGAGAGTGCGGAAAGAAACGCAACTCATCCAGATACTCTTTCGTCCACTCCCTATTCAAGCACTTTACGTTGCCGCCGCCGACTTGCGAAGCGAAGGGATACGCGCGGCTGATTTTGTCTCCAGTAGGATGGTAAGCAAATACGATAAAGCCAGCGAGCATCCGGACGGTATTCTCTCCTGACTCTTTGCCGCCAGAGCCTCCCTCCACTTCCAGCGCGATACGCACGTCCTTCCCATCCGTCTGCGCAGTTTGCAGTATCATCGCTTCCCGTTGCGTAGCTCCCCACTGCCCGCGCACTACGTCGAGCACCCAGTAAATACTATGCAGTTCGTCCACCATCATCTTGACTCCGACGCTCCAGTTGCCACCCTCCTGCGTCCCCGCTTTGTCCCAGCTTCTAATTATCCGCCCGCGCTTGTTCGGCAGCGCGTCCACCAGTTCAATCTTCGATACTTGAAACATACCGCCGCCCAATGGCACGGGGTCCTGGAGGATTTGAGCTGCGTAGCCATAAGCGCCCAACTCTTGCTTGAGCTTGTCCAGCACGCCTTGCGGAAGGCGCACCGGGTCCAGCATCCCATCGATATACCTTTCCCCAAGCTCCAACGGCGATACGTTATCAGTCAACTCTCCCGGCAGGCAGATATGTTTTACCTTGCCAAGCTTTTGCGAAAGCATTTCCCCGCTGGGGTCTGCTTGATGGAGACGTTGCTGGATGAGGATAGTCGGAGTCACGCGCTTGTCGACTTTGCGCGAGGGGAGCGTATTGGTCATCCAGCGGTTGACGGACTTCAATTCCGCTTCGCTGAAAGACTCTTCGGGGTTGATAGGGTCGTCGACAATCAGAAAGTGGCCATGGTATCCAGTTACCAGCCCGCCGACGCCGACGGACAAGCGAAACCCCATCTGCGTATTGGTAAACAGCCCCTTGGTATTCTCGTCCTCGCGCAGCTGGATATTGGGGAAGCAACGCTGGTATCGCTCCGACTGGACGATATCCCGAGTCTTGAGCGAGTCTTTCAGCGCGACTTGATGCGCGTAGGAGCCACAAATAAACTTGGTGCTCGGCATACGCGCCCAGCACCAGGCGGGGAACGCTTGCGAGCAGATGGTTGACTTGGACGAGCCGGGAGGGACGTTGATTACCACGTCATATTCTTTCGGCCATCCAGCGAATACCAGCTCGGCTACCTCCTGCAACTCGTCGCAGAGATACTTGATGTGCCAGTTAGCGACGAGCGGCTCGGCTACGATTAAGTCCCAAAACTCTAAGAGGAAACGGTAGAAGCTGCGCTTGCAAAGAGCCGCCAGAACCTTCTCTTCACTTACCTGAGTGAGCACCATTCTTTTTTCTTATCGCTTCCAAGAGCTTTTCGAGAGTCGGGGTATCCAAGTCCAGCGTCTCGATATCAACCCCAGTAGTTGTTATCTTCCCCGAGTGCTCCAGCTGAAGTATTTCCAAGCCGAGGATACGGTCCATTTGACGTCTGGCGTTCTGCTTGATTATGTATGGAGCTTTCTTGTCGAGGATATTGCCTTCCCACCAGGCGACAGAGTCTGCCCGAAGCTCTTCCTTCGCCCTTTGAATATGGATAAGGA